AAGAGCGTGAAGGCGTTCTCTATGGTGTAATATTAGTAAACCAACGAACCTTTGAACGTGAATGTATCAAGGTAGGAATCGCCAGTGGTAAAGACTGGCGGCATGTAATTAAAAGAAGTCGTGGTTTTAAAGGGTACGACCTCCGTATTCAACGAACATATCACGACACCATCTATAACTGCTGGAAAATTGAGCAGTCCCTTCATGAGGAGTTTAAACACGATAGTTATTCCCCAACTCAAAAATTTGGTGGGCATACAGAGTGTTTCAAAATTTCATCACTTATTTTATCCCACTTCCCAAAAAATAATTCTTGACAAATGGTTACTCGTTTGCTATAATATTATCATATTTGGGAGAAAGACAAACATTGAGCAAAATCGTAGCACCGACACATTGTCCAGTATGCATTAGCGTTTTGGAGTTAGTGAACGACCAACTTTTTTGCCGCAACAGTGATTGTCCTGCTCAGTCATTCAAAAAGATTGAGCACTTCGCAAAAACATTAAAAATCAAAGGACTCGGTCCAGCAACTATTGCTAGACTGGGTCTAGAAGATTATCACGATATTTATTCATTATCCCAAGAAGAAATATCTTTACTACTGGATTCAGAGAAATTGGGTACGAAGTTACACGCAGAGATACAGAAATCAAAGAGCGTCGACCTAATCACTCTACTTCCAGCTTTTTCGATACCGCTGATTGGCACAAGTGCCTCAAACAAATTAGCAAAACACATCTCACATTTACATGAGATAACCCCAGAGATATGTAACGAAGCAGGTCTGGGTCAGAAAGCGGCGTCGAATCTTGTGGACTGGTTAGTAAACACTTTCCATGCAAACAAATATTACAACTTACCCTTTTCTTTTTCTTGCAAAAAGCAAGTACAGGTCAGTCAAACTGACACTAAGGGAACAGTTTGTATATCAGGAAAGTTAAAAAGCTATCCTACAAAAGCAGCCGCACAGCAAGTACTAGAAAAATACGGTTTTGTTGTAAAGGATAATTTGACTAAGGATGTCACCTTTCTATTAAATGAAAGTGGCGTTGAAAGTGCGAAAACTAGAAAAGCAGAAACAATGGGTATAACAATTTATAATAATATAAAAAATTTAATTAAGGAAAACTAAAAATGGCATTACCAAAATGGACAGATGAAAGAACCCAGCAGTTAGTAGACTTCGTTGGGTCAGAAAGCCCTATTTCTCAGTCAACAGTTGCATCAGCAGCAGAAGAACTTGAAACTTCAACAAGATCAGTTTCTTCAAAGTTAAGAAAAATGGGTTTTGATGTTGAGTTAGCATCAGCATCTGCTTCTAAGTCTTTCTCAGAAGACCAAGAAGCAACACTTGCAACTTTCGTGCAAGACAACAGTGGAAACTATACCTATGCTGAGATTGCATCTCACTTCGAAGGTGGACAGTTCTCTGCTAAATCAATTCAAGGAAAAATTCTTTCTATGGAACTTACAGAGCATGTTAAACCAGCTCCTAAAGTAGAAACTGTTAGAACTTACACTCCTGAAGAAGAATCAACATTTGTTGACATGGTTAACAATGGTTCTTTCGTAGAAGAAATTGCTGATGCTTTAGGCAAATCAGTAAACTCAATCAGAGGAAAAGCTCTTTCATTACTTAGAAGTGGAGAAATTAACTCTATCCCTAAACAAAAAGAAACCAAAGGTTCAAGCAAAGCAGACGTACTTGCTGGCTTAGATATCTCTGGTATGACTGTAGAACAAATTGCTGACGAGATTGGCAAAACTGTTAGAGGTGTCAAAACCATGCTAACAAGAAGAGGACTACAGTGTTCTGATTACAACGGCGCAGCCAAAAAAGAAATCGGTTAATTTGTAATTTTTAACTTCGATGTGGGGGATTTCTTCCCCCACTTTTTTTGCTTATAAACTTGGGAGAGTTCATTGAATATTGCGTCTGCGTTACTAAAACAAATTATTGTTCAGAAAGATTTAGATACATGGTCTAAACTGAAAGAACATTACCTACCTGGCGAGTACCAGCCGATATTCCGTATCCTAGATAAACATATCGAGAATTATCAGGATCTCCCTAAATTCGAAGATCTCCGTTATGAAGTGCGAGATCGAACCCTTCAAGAAAAAATATTTGCAATCGAATCAGTTGAAGTCGAGGTTGACGCTTGGCTTTTACTTGACTATTTAAAGAATGAATATGCACAAGTAGAAATTCTAGATGAACTTGATAAATATATTGACAACACAGTCGCAATGGCTAGTGCAGAAGAAAACATAGAACAACTCCAAGAAATAGTGTTAAGGGTAAGTGACAAGGTAGATGTCAAACCACCAGAAGAAAGTATGCAGAGCATATCTTTGTTCGAGGATGACAAAGAACTATCGAGGTATTTACCCTTAGGACTCAATAGCGAGTATGATTCACAAATACAGTTCTCTCCCCGAGACTTGGTGCTTGTGGGAGGCAGACGAGGTGCAGGTAAGTCACTTACCTGTTGTAATCTTGCAGCAAATGTATATGCATCAGGGCGTAGTGCTCTGTACTTTACAATCGAGATGGATAGTAGACAAATTCTACAAAGAATATGCTCTATTGCCACTCGTATTCCGCTGAAACGACTAAGAAGCAAAGTTCTTAGTGCAGAAGAGTGGAATCTAGTTGCAGGATGGTGGGCAGGTCGTTTTGATGGTGGACATGATTTGTTGCCAGAGTTTGAGAAATCTCATGACTTTGATGCATTTCATAAGAAGCTCACAAAACTTCCTCTACACAAAGAAAGACAATTAGATGTAATCTATGACCCAGCACTTACACTTTCTAAGATTCAGTCTGAATTAGACAAGAAAATCAATCAGTTAGATGTAGGTGTAGTTATAGTAGACTATCTAAACCAAGTCCGCCGCCACAATGCACCAACCCGTGCAGGACAGTACGACTGGACAGAACAGATAGAAGTAAGTAAGAAAATGAAACTATATGCACAAGAGTATGAAACTCTCTTCTTTGCCCCATATCAAACAGATGCAAGTGGAGAAGCTAGATTTGCAAAAGGTATTCTTGATGCTGCAGATGCGGCGTACTCTCTGGAAACTTGGGAACAACAAGATGAGTGTATGACTTTTAACTGTACAAAAATGAGAAGTAATCGTATGGAAAGTTTTACTAGCGTAGTAGACTGGGAAACTTTAAAGATTGGTCCTCAGACTGCACTTAATCCAAAAGAACGCGAAGCTATAGAAAATAGCATGAGAACAGGAGAAGGTGTAGATGATTTATGATAAAGTAAAATCTGCTGCTTATGGGGAAGGTGGTAAGTGGTGGAAAATATACAGGACACAAAGATGATTTTATATACGGAACAACAACTTTTAATTGCTTATACAAGATACATAAGAACATTAAAGAAAAGCAATATAAAAGTTAAAGAACCAACAATAGAGGAGTTTCGTTTAATATACGAAGCAGAATTAGAAGAACAATTATTCGATGACATGGAGAATTTCGATGACTAAAACAGAACAATTTGCACTAAAAGAATCAGTGATACAAGTAGGTGCAGCATTAGTAATTAACTTTCCATTGCAAACATTTTTACTATGGTTATTCATAGAACAATGGCATTGGCAAAGTGCATTTCTTATTTCTCTTGTAACTACATTTATATTTACAGTAGTTGCTCTAATCAGAACATATATGATTAGAATGGAAATAGAAAAAAGACGCAGACGTGGAATATGGAGAAAACAACGTGGCGGCTGATAGAATTAGCAAGGAACTGGCAGAGAGCATACCTCTGCCACCCTTTACAGTAGAGTTTCAAAAAGTAAAATTTTTGTTAAACCAAAAAGCAATTATAAAAAATATAAGAAAAGTTCCACTAAATCACGAACTTATGGAAAGTATAGAAAGGGATGGAATACTCTCCCCTATTCTTACAATGCCTAGTTACTATCCGATTGCGGGTAGTCAAAGAATTAGAGCTTTGTTAGAGCTAGTACAAACACATCCTGAAGGATATACTTTTAAAGATATTAAAATCGAAGTACATAAGTTTGATAAAGATTGGTGGAACTTACTCTTTCTTTGGTCTGATAGAAAAGAAGCAGAGAGAGTATGTGCAATTTGGTTTCAAATGGCAGAATTAGTATGGAAAAGTAAATACTATACTGAGATCACTGATTCCGCTGGAGTAGAAATGACGCATTTTGAAACACTTGGAGATATGCTTAAGTGGCAACACAATTCTCCTCGTACAGCAACAATAGCAAAAGATGACAGTTGAGGAACTACTACAAGAACGAAAAATAAATTATAAGTTGTCTCCAGCAGACTGCATTGTATCATGTTTAAATCCAGAGCATGACGACAATAATCCTAGTATGAGGATTGATAGAATAACAGGAGTTTACAACTGTTTTTCTTGTGGATTTCGTGGAAATATATTTAATTATTATAATGCTCCATCAAATCCTTTGGATATAAGACGACAAAAAGTCAGACAAAAAATAGAAGAAAAGAGAGCATCTTCTGTAGGGTTGAAGATGCCAAAGAACTTTATGCCATATGTAGGCAACTGGAGAGAAATAACTCCTGAAACATATAAATTGTTTGGAGCATTTCTTCACCCAGATAAACCCTTCACAAACAGAATTTCATTCCCGATCAAGGACTTGACAGGAAGAATAGTAGCATTTAACTGCAGAACTCAGTCCCCCACTGAAGTTCCAAAGTATTTAATCCATCCCCCAAAAGCAGTGCTACCTCTTTTTCCTGCTCAAGTCCGCCCTATCAAGGGAAGAGTTATTTTAGTAGAAGGCATATTTGATGCTATAAATTTACATGACAAAGGACTAAAAAATGCAGTCTGTTGTTTTGGAACACGAAACATTGATGTAGAAAAACTAAAATTACTTAAAATGCAGGGCGTATCTGCAGTAGATATCTTATTTGACCCTGATGAAGCAGGACAAGAAGCTGCAGTAAGAGTACAAGAATTATGTGATGTTGCTGAAATATTACATAAAAATATAAAAATACCAATAGCTCTTGGGGATGCAGGAGCATTGACAAAGAACAAAGTAAAAGAATTAAAGGAGAATTTATATGGTAATTAATCCACAAAAAGATCATGCAGTAACAAGTTTAGCTGCAATTTTTTCACTAAAAGAAATAAATGAAATAACAGGGTTAGAAATAACCTTTGATGAATATTGTTCAATAGGTGAACATTATAAACTTAAGAACAAAAGTCAAACTAAAAAAGCTCTTAAAAGACTAGCACGGTCATCTTATAAAGGACTAGTAGACGCAAAGAAAGACTATTGTTTAACTAAATATAAACATGGAGTATTTGATGCATCTGCTGTAATACCACAATATGGAGTATTAGATGCCTAAAGTAGCCCTCATAGAAAATAAACCAACTAGACAAGATTTTGTAAAACTATTCGGCAACGAGTTTCAATTTGATAGATTTGCATTATGCTCAGACCCAACAATTAAGAAAGTATTAAAACGAGATTGTGATATAGATATAAATATAGATGATTACGACTGGGTTATACTTGTAGGTTCTGAAGCACTGAAATTTTATACAAAACAAAACTCAGTTACAGAATACAGTGGTAGAGTTGTAGATGAAAAGTTTCTACCAGTTATCAACCCAGCTATGTTAGCTTTTAAGCCAGAAGCAAAGAAAACTTGGGAAGAATCTTCTACAAATATTGCAAAATATATTAAGGGAGAACTCAAACAAGAAAAACTTGGAAATGACAAATGTTATGGTATAGTAGATACTGCCGAGGCTCTAAAATTTGTAGAGCAGGCACTAGAAGCCCCATACGATTTTGTAGCACTTGATTCTGAAACAACAGGATTATATCCACGTGATGGATATATGCTAGGAATTAGTTTGTCATATGAGCCTGAACATGGATCTTACATTAGTACTGATTGTATTGATGAAGAAGTGGAACAAAAACTACAAGAACTATTCAACAAAAAGAGAGTAGTATTTCACAACGCTAAATTTGATATAGCGTTCTTTGAGTACCATTTTGGATTTGAATTTCCAAAATTTGAAGATACTATGCTTCTTCACTACATGTTAGATGAAAACCCAGGTACTCATGGTTTGAAACAGCTATCTCTTAAGTATACACCCTATGGTGATTATGAAAAACCAATGTATGAATGGATAGATGAGTACTGCCGTAGAAATGGAATACTCAAAGGAAGTTTCACTTGGGATATGATTCCATTTGATATAATGAAAGAATACGCAGCTATGGATGCTGTTTGCACCTTTCTTCTTTTCCAGAAGTTTGAAAATGCGTTAGTTAAGAATGATAGATTATATGGAGTGTATAGAGATATACTAATTCCAGGCTGTCGTTTTCTTACAGATATTCAGGACAATGGAGTACCCTTTGACAAAGAAAGATTACAGAAATCTACAGTACTTATGCAACAAGAAATTGATGAAGCAATTGAAAAACTTTATCAATATCCAGCAGTAAAAGAATTTGAACATTCACAAGGAAAAGATTTTAATCCAAACAGTACAATGCAACTTCGTGCCTTACTGTTTGACTTTCTAGGTCTCAAACCTACTGGAAAGAAAACAGGAACAGGAGCCGAAAGTACTGATGCTGAAGTTCTCAAAGAATTAGCAGAAGAACACGAAGTACCACAATTAGTATTAGATATAAGACAAAAAGTAAAAATTAAAACTACTTATCTTGATAAGATATATCCACAACTTGACAAAGATAGCAGATTGAGAACAGGATTTAACTTACACGGCACAACATCTGGAAGACTATCTTCTAGCGGTAAAATGAATATGCAACAGATACCACGAGACAATCCAATCGTAAAAGGATGTATTCGTGCAGCAGAAGGCAAGAAAATAGTTGCAATGGACTTAACAACAGCAGAGGTTTATTGTGCTGCTGTACTTGCCAACGACAAAGCATTGATGCAAGTATTCCAAGACGGAGGTAACTTTCATAGTAATATTGCGAAGTTAGTTTTCAATCTACCTTGCGAAGTAGATGAAGTTGCAGAACTCTATGGAACACAAAGACAAATGGCAAAAGCTGTAACATTCGGTATAATGTATGGTGCTGGACCAAAGAAAATTAGTGAACAAGTTACCAAAGACTCAGGTAAATATTTTAGTACTAGTGAGGCATCAGAAGTTATCCAAGATTATTTTAGACAGTTCTCTGGCTTAAAGAGATGGCTAGATAATCAGAAGAAATTTATACAAGATAATGGATTTATTTATTCTCACTTTGGAAGAAAAAGAAGATTACCAAATGTATTCTCAGAAGATAAGGGCATTGCTTCTCATGAAGTAAGATCAGGTATTAACTTTTTAGTACAATCCATTGCATCAGATGTTAATCTACTCGGTGCTATTGAAGCTCACCAAACTATAAAAGAACTTGG